ACTGGTATTACGATAACAAGTGATACTGCAAACCCAATAACTACAACAGGAACATTTACATTAGGTGGTACTTTAGCTGTGGCTAACGGCGGAACAGGTTTAACATCTTTAGTAGAAGGCAGCATCTTAATAGGAGACTCTTCAAGTTCTATATCTGCTTTAGCTATAGGAGCTAACACTTACGTTTTAACATCTAACGGAACTACAGCGTCGTGGGCTGCTGCTTCAGGCGGTAGTGGAGGACCTGGAACGGGAACACAGTATTCAATACCTTTATGGAGCACAACGTCAACGTTAGGTGACTCTTTACTTTCTCAAGATTCTGGTGCTACGAAAGTGGTTTTGGCGGCAACAAAAAAATTAGAGATTCCTAATGATGGAACTACGTCTGCAACTGCAATAAATTTCGGAACAGCTAATACAGGTATTAATGGTTACGGAACAACAGGAGTAGGTTTAGTTAGTGGAGGCCAGTCGAGAGTTGAAGTTACTACGGGTTTTCTTGGGAGTCAAGACATTACCTTAACAGGTTTAACTCAGTCAGATGGAGGGTTAAGATTTGGATCAAGTGGAAGCACTTTAGATACATATACAGAAGCTGCTTGGTCAGGTGGTCCTATACTTACTTTTAGTGTTGGGGGTGCTGCTACTCTTACTGCTTCTTCAGGAAATTATAGATGTATAGGAGATATGGTATTTGCCTCTTTTACTTTTACTTTTGGATCAGGCGGTTATGGAACGGTTGATATGAGCTTACCTTTAAGTGGGGTTGCTGGAACTGGATCTATAAATTTTAGTAAAATGAACAGTAACGTAGGAAATTCTACAGTAAGCACACCGGTGACTGGTGACATATTAACAAATGCAGCTAGTATTAGATTAAAATCATTCAACTACGATCAAGACAGCGCGTCTCACGTTTCTGGTCAACTTTTTGAATTAGTAGAAACTCAAGGGCAGCCAGTTTTCCAAAGTGGAGACGTTGTATCAGGAACAGTAATATATAGAAAAGCTTAAAAAAATAAAAATGGCAATAACAAAACAAACAGAAGCTGCATCCATAGAGGTTGTAGGTCAATTTAAAGAAATAAATTACAAAGAAAAAGTAAAAGTGTTGGAAGATGGGGTTTTAATATCTGAATCTTTAAACGGAACTTGTTACCCACCTACAACAGATGTTGCTACTTTAAATTCAGAGGTTGCCGCAATTGCTAATGTTGTTTGGACTCAATCTGTGAAAGATGCTTATAATGCTGCATTTCCTGTAGAGTCACTTCCTTCTGAGTAAAATCCTACAAAAAGTAGGTACTAAAATTTAATAAAATGGAATACATAAGAAAAGTGTCTGTTGGCTCAGACTACAAGTCAGCAATGAATTATATTGTAGGACAGCCAGTCTTAAGAACATATACCATACATGTCATCAAACAAGAAGACGATGGTGAGATTAAAGTTTACGTAGAGAATAAAAAGAACGAGGTTTTTCTTTGGAAGAGTTTTAGTGTAGCAATGCCTTCTTCTTTAGAATACAATGTAAACTATTGACATGAAGTCCCCGTTTTCTTTCATAGTTAAACCTCAAGGAGGTCATCGCTATGACAACTTAAGTAAACACGGTGATGGTAAACTAATAAAAAGCACTTCTCAGGAAGACCACACCGCTACAAATAGATTTGCTACAGTAGAAGAGATTCCTATTCTATGGTCTTTTAATAAGGAAATAAACAAAGGAGATACTGTAGTGGTGCACCACAATATTTTTAGAAAATACTACGATATGAAAGGAGTGGAAAAAAGCGGTCCTTGTCATTTTAAAGATGATCTATATATAGTAGATGTGGAGCAGGTATACTTATATAAGAACAAGGGTAAATGGAATTCAGTAGGAGATTATTGTTTTATTAAGCCTATAGAAAGAGAAAAAGATGTTATATTGTCTGTTGATAGAAACAAGCAGTTAGTTGGCGAGGTAAAATACGGTAATAAAGAGTTAAGAGAATTAGATATTTTTGAAGGAGATAATGTTTGTTTTTTACCAGAGTCAGAATACGAGTTTGAAATAGATGGAGAAACATTGTATAGAATGAAAACTAAAGATGTATGCGTGTTGATATAAAAGTAAAAAAACTAAAAGAAGATATTATATCTGCCGGTGAGATAGCTGTTAAGGAGCTTATAAAGGTGGCCAAGGAAGATATTATAAAGTACGATGCAGAAGACGACATAGCAGCCGATAGACTAAAGAATGCAGCAGCTACTAAGAAGTTGGCTATATTTGACGCATTTGAGATATTAAACAGAATACAAGAAGAACAAGCCATTTTAGAAGAAAGAACAATAGAAAAAGAAGCTTATCAAGGATTTGCAGAAAAGAGATCAAAATAGACTACATACAGTTGTATACGAACTGGTACCACGAAGTGTTATAACCACTAAGAACAAAGCTAAGAGTTGGGACTATGGGTATAACGAAAAGTATAACATTGTCATCATATCTAAAGACGGTACTTTAGGAGATGTATATGACGTACAAGGCTTAAGGATAGGGCTTCCTAAACAACCTAAGTCTATTAATACTAAGTTTAATAAATGGATTGCTAGTGAGTTACCTAAAGAATTAAAAGGTATTAAAACTATATTTGATTGGCAGAAAAGAGATAATGAGTTTAAGTCAAAGTGGGTAAGTTATGTAGAGGGGGAGTTTGATAAAAGAGAGTATGGTGAATGGTTCACTAACAATGGAGAGCCTACTTATATTACTGGTACTCACTATATGTATCTGAATTGGACTAAGATTGATGTAGGTAAGCCAGATTTCAGGGAGTCTAATAGAATATTTTATTTGTTTTGGGAAGCTTGTAAAGCAGACAAGAGAAGTTTTGGAATGTGTTATCTTAAGAACAGGCGTTCTGGATTCTCGTTTATGAGTTCTTGTGAAGCGGTGAACCAAGGTACTATTACTAGAGATGCTAGGGTAGGTATATTATCTAAGACGGGTTCTGATGCTAAGAAAATGTTTACTGATAAGGTGGTTCCTATTTCTAATAATTACCCTTTCTTTTTTAAGCCTATTCAAGATGGTATGGACAAGCCAAAAACAGAATTAGCTTATCGTGTTCCAGCAAGTAAGATTACTAAGAAAAATATGGATAAGAAGGATGAGTTGTTTATGGATGGCTTAGATACTGTATTGGATTGGAAGAATACTTCAGACAACTCTTATGATGGGGAAAAGCTACTGCTTCTTATACATGATGAAAGCGGTAAGTGGGATAAGCCTGAGAACATACTTAACAATTGGCGTGTAACAAAAACTTGTTTGAGGTTGGGGTCTAAGATTGTAGGTAAATGTATGATGGGTTCTACTTCTAATGCTTTGGATAAAGGTGGTGAGAACTTCAAGAAATTGTTCTACGATTCTAATGTAGGTAAAAGAAATGCCAACGGTCAAACTAAATCTGGCTTGTATTCATTATTTATACCAATGGAGTATAATTTTGAAGGGTATATAGATGAGTACGGTCACGCAGTATTAGAAACTCCTGAAGAGCCATTGGTGGGCGCAGATGGAGAAATGATAGATGTAGGTGTGGTAGACTATTGGCAGAATGAAGTAGACTCACTAAAAACAGATGCAGATGCATTAAATGAATTCTATAGACAGTTTCCAAGAACAGAGTCTCACGCATTTAGAGATGAGAGCAAGCAGTCTTTATTTAACTTAACTAAAATATACCAGCAGATAGATTACAACGATGCTTTAATAAAACAAAGAGTATTGACTAGAGGTAAGTTTATGTGGAAAGATGGTATTAAAGATACTAAGGTGGTATGGATACCGGAGAAAAATGGAAGGTTCTTGGTTTCGTGGACGCCTAAGCCAGAGATGCAGAATAAAGTGATTAACAGAAACAATCTTTACTTCCCTGGAAATGAGCACTTAGGATCTTTTGGGTGTGATAGTTATGATATTTCAGGAACAGTAGGTGGCTTTGGTTCCAATGGAGCTCTTCACGGTTTAACAAAATTTAACATGGACGAGGCTCCTAGTAATCAGTTTTTCTTGGAGTATGTAGCTAGACCACAAACAGCAGAGATATTTTTTGAAGAAGTGTTGATGGCGTGTGTATTTTACGGTATGCCCATATTAGTAGAGAATAATAAACCAAGGTTGTTGTACCACTTTAAAAATAGAGGGTATAGAGCTTTTTCTATAAACAGGCCTGATAAAAGTAAAATGAATCTATCTAAGACAGAAAAAGAACTGGGTGGTATACCTAACTCATCTGAAGCTGTAAAGCAAGCTCACGCTGCTGCAGTAGAGTCTTATATTGAGAAATATGTTGGTCTAGATTTAGATTCAGTGTATAGAGATCCAGATGAAATGGGGTCTATGTATTTTAGCAGAACACTGGAAGATTGGGCTAAGTTTAATATTAATAACAGAACAAAATATGATGCTACTATAAGCTCAGGTTTGGCTATTATGGCTAATCAAAAAGGTTTGTATCACACACCTAAAAAAGAATCAAAAATAAGCATTAACTTTGCAAGATATAGTAATAAAGGTGCATTGAGCACGATTATAAAGTAAAAATGAAAGAACCAGTAATTCTAATCAACCCAACTACCTTTCCTAATCAACAAGCCACAGACGCAGAAAAAAATTCACTAGAATACGGAATGCGTGTTGGAGAATCTATACAGTATGAATGGTTTAAGAGAGATGGTAACAGTTGTAGGTTTTATGATCAGTGGGTAGAGTTTCATAGATTACGACTATATGCAAGAGGAGAACAACCAATAGGAAAATATAAGAATGAGATTGCGGTAGATGGAGATTTAAGTTATTTGAATTTAGACTGGACACCGGTTCCTATCATACCTAAGTTTGTGGATATTGTTGTTAATGGCATGGCGGACAGATTATTTGATGTTAAAGCCAGTGCTCAAGATGCAATGTCAGCTGAGAAGAAACATCAGTTTCAAGAGATTGTAGAGGCGGATATGGTAGCGAAGCCAATGTTAGAGGCTACTGAGGAGATGTTTGGTATTGATATGTTCAACACGCCTAAGCAAGATTTACCAGAGAGTGATCAAGAGCTGGCGTTGTATATGCAGATGAACTATAAGCCTGCTATAGAGATTGCAGAAGAAGAAGCTATTGATACCATATTAGAAGAGAATCACTATAAGCAAAGAGTTCAGAAACAAGTCAACTATGACTTAATGGTATTAGGAACATCATTTGTTAAGCATCAGTTTTTACCTAATTCAGGAATATCTGTAGAGTATGTTGATCCAGCTTCATTGGTGTATAGTTATACTGAAAGCCCAACTTTCGATGATTGCTTTTATTTCGGTGAAGTTAAGCAAGTTCCTATAACAGAGTTAGTGAAAATAAAGCCAGATATTACTCCAGAGGAGATGGAAGAGATTGCTCAGATGTCATCACTTTGGTATAATTACTATGGTATTGTCAGGCCTTACCAGGATAGTTTATTCCAAAAAGATGTAGTAACACTATTGTATTATAATTATAAGACTACTCGAAAGATGGTTTATAAGAAAAAATACATGGATAATGGTGGGGAGAAAATAATAAGAAAAGACGATTCTTTTAATCCACCAGAAGGAGAAGAAAAGTTTGAGAAGTTAGAAAAAAGAATAGATGTGTGGTACGATGGTATCATGGTAATGGGAACTCAAAAAGTTTTAAAGTGGGAGTTAGCTAAGAATATGGTTCGTCCTAAGTCTGCTTCACAGTATGCTTTACCTAATTATATTGGTTCTGCACCAAGAATGTATAAAGGAGTTATTGAGTCTCTAGTTAGAAGAATGATCACATTTGCTGATTTAATTCAAGTAGTTCACCTTAAACTACAGCAGGTAATATCTAGAGTTGTTCCAGATGGTGTATTTATAGATGCTGACGGGCTTAATGAAGTTGACTTAGGTACAGGTGCCGCTTATAACCCAGAAGACGCTCTAAAACTGTATTTTCAAACGGGTAGTGTTATTGGTAGAAGTTATACTCAAGATGGTGAATTTAACAATGCTAGAATTCCGATACAAGAATTAGGTACTAACAGTGGTCAAGCTAAGATGGCTAGTTTAATAAGTTCTTACAACCACTACTTAAATATGATTAGAGACGTGACCGGACTTAACGAAGCTCGTGATGCATCTACTCCTAATCCTGATTCATTAGTAGGTTTACAAAAGTTAGCAGCCTTAAATTCTAATGTAGCTACCAGACACATATTAGAAGCCAATATACAGATTACTCAAAAACTTGCTGAGGCATTATCTTGTAGAGTGGCAGATGTGTTAGAGTATGCAGATTTTAAAGAAGAGTTTGCAATGCAAATAGGAAAGTACAACGTGTCTATATTAAATGACATCAAAGACTTATACCTACACGATTTTGGAATATTCTTAGAAGTTGCTCCAGATGAAGAACAAAAAGCTCAATTAGAGGCTAATATACAAACAGCTTTATCTCGTGACCAAATAGATTTAGAAGATGCAATTGACATTAGGGAGATTAAGAATCTTAAAATGGCTAATGAATTACTAAAACTAAAGCGTAAGAAGAAACAAGAAAGAGATGTAGCTAGAGAAAATGAAAAGATGCAGATGCAAAGTCAAATGAATATGCAGTCTCAGCAAGCAGCAGCTCAGTCTAAACTACAGGTGGTTCAAGCAGAGACTCAGGCTAAGATTCAGATAGAGCAAGCAGAAAGTCAATTTGCAATAGAGAAACTACAACAAGAAGCAGTTCTTAAAAAGGATTTAATGGCTGAAGAGTTTATGTATCAAATGCAACTAAAAGGTGTAGAGTTAGACAGTATACAACAAAGAGATAAGCAAAAAGAAGATGCCAAGGCTTCTAGAATATCTAAGCAAAACACCGAGCAGTCTAAGCTAATACAACAAAGACAAGATAAACTTCCACCTATAAACTTTGAATCAAACGAGGATAGTTTAGATGGTTTTGACCTAGCAGAATTTAACCCAAGGTAGAAGTAAAAAAAAGTTACTAACTTTGTACAACTAAAATCAAATCAAATGGATAATATAAAAGTAAGAGCCCTGGATGGTGCTGAAGAAAAATCAGTAGCTGAAAGAGAAGAAGATCTACTAAAAAAAGCAGGTCAAGCTCAAGAAGAGACTACAGTAGAAACAGCAGAGGTTCCAGCACAAACACCAGTTGTAAGTGAAGAAACCAAAGTTGAAACACCTGTAGAAGAGACAGTAAAGGGGAAAGTAGAAGAGAAACCTTCTTTAACAGAGGAGGAAGTTCTTTCATTTATTGGAAACAGATATGGTGAGGAAGTGTCGTCATTAGACGATTTAACTTCTAAACGTAATAACTCTCCAGAGGTTCCTGAAGAAGTAGTAAACTACTTAAATTATAAAAAGGAAACTGGAAGAGGGTTAGAGGATTTCATTCGATTAAACAAGGATGTTAATTCCATGGACGAAGACCAGTTGCTGTTTGAATTTTGGAAACAACAGAAGCCTCATTTAGATTCAGATGATGTCGATTTTGAACTTAGTGAAAGATTTGCATACGATGAAGAAGTAGATGAAGCTCCAGTTATTCGAAAAAGAAAAATAGCAAAAAAGGAAGAACTTGCAAAAGCCAAAGAGTACTTTAACAATCTAAAGGAGACCTATAAGACGAAAGTTGAGTCAACACAAGATTTTATACCTGCCGAGGAGTTAGAGAATTTTAACGCTTATAAAACAAGTAAGAAGGAAACACAACAAACGTTAACTGAGCAAAACAAGAGGTCTGAGTATTTCTCACAAAAAACCAATGAGTTATTTAATAACAATTTCGAAGGTTTCGAATTTAAGCTAAATGACAAGGTAATGAAATACAAACCTGCTGATTCAAATAAATTAAAAGAGTCACAAGCAGACATCAATAACTTCATATCGAAACACTTGAGTGAGGAAGGTTACTTAAAAGATGCCGCTTCGTATCATAAGTCACTTTCACTAGCTATGCACCCTGATTCATTTGCCAAGTTCTTTTATGAGCAAGGTAAGTCTGATGCAGTAAATGACATAACTAAGGAAAGTAAGAACATTGACATGAATGGTATTCGTAACGCAACTCAATCGGTGTCTAGTGGAGGTTTTAAAGTTTCAGCAGTTAGTAGTAGTAGTGGTTCTGGATTAAGAATAAAAAGTAACAAAAACAAAAACTAACAACTAAAAACAAAAACAATGGCAGGATCATTAAACGCTGGTGGAGTTTCATTAACCCCCAGTTCGGTAAAGGCAACTTTGCCAAGTAATTATATCACTGATTTCAATTTTTTGAATCAGTATTTACCAGACACTTACGAAAAAGAATTCGAAAGATACGGTAACAGAACAATCGCAGCTTTCCTAAGAATGGTGGGAGCTGAAATGCCTACTAACTCAGACCTTATCAAATGGGCAGAGCAAGGTAGACTACATACAAAGTATGCAGCAGCACAAACAGCTACAGCTCCGGCTGCAGTTGCAGTACCCGTTAAGTTTTTAACAGGAGCTGGTGCAGCAGGAACAAATGAAGCTTGTAACTTTAGAGTAGGACAAACTGTTTTAATATCAGAAAATGGTGGGTCAAATTCTAATAAAGGTATAATCACTTCTGTAGGAGCGGCTACTACTGATGAGTTTTTCGTAGCTTTTTACGAGGCTAGTCAAGTAGTACCAGCAAACGTTCCATTAACTGTATTTGTATACGGTTCTGAATTTAAGCAAGGAGATTTCGGAATGGAAGGTTCTTTAGAGTCTGAAGATATCTACTTATCTAACAAGCCAATTATAATCAAAGATAAGTATGTTGTTTCTGGTTCTGATATGGCTCAAATTGGATGGGTTGAAGTAACTACTGAAAACGGAGCAACTGGATACTTATGGTATTTAAAGTCTGAGCACGAAACAAGACTGAGATTTGAAGACTACTTAGAAATGTCTATGATTGAAGGTGTTGTTGCTGAAAATGCTTCAGGTGCTTTAGCTAACTTATCAGGTTCAGCTTATCCAGCTGGAACAGGTTTAGCTAATAACGTAGGTACTGAAGGAATGTTCGAAGCTATTGAATCTAGAGGAAATGTATGGGCAGGTG